ATACCACTACCCGCTTTTTCTGAGAGGAGGTTCTGAAAATTTACATCACAAAAGTCAGCTGTATTTCAAGCCTTTAATTACGAATGTTATTACACTGGATAGAATGATGTTTCGAAACTTAAAGAAAAGTTATGAGTTTAATAATGTTACTTATTGTTTGTTACTAAATTTTTGCTTGATGCTATTGCATCTTTATATTCTTGAGTTGAGTCATTGAATTTGAATACTCCTGTAGCTGAATGTGCTAATCTAATTCTATCTTGATCGGGTGCCATTTCAAAAAGAACTTGATCGAGAGTAAAGTCTCCCTCTTTGATAAAACCTCTATAGGTTGTCATTTCTTTTAATAAATAAGAACCTACGTAAATTGCTAGGAATGAATTGTCACTAACAATATGAGTAACTTTGTAAACATCTGCTCCATCGATGCTAAATTCTAATCCTTCTTTTATTTTTCCTTTTTTCATAATAATTTTATTTTGTTTCTTTAAGTTCCAGAACATTATTCTATTCTGGCTGCAAATCTGTCCTATAATTACGTTCTGATGTTTACTTTTACATAAGTATATGATATTATATATAATGACACCTATGACTATATGCATTCTAATCTGACACATAGCTGTATAATTGCATTATAATTAGTGTATAACATCATAGCTAACCGTAAGTAGACCAAAACTATTGACATCACAAATTTACCTTGTTTTGATATTGAATAAGTATTTCGAAACTTAATAGATTATATTAGTATTATTTATAAATTGGATTGTCTACAATTTCTATTTCCTTTTCATCAAAACCTTTAGAAAGTAAAAACGTTTTGATAATTTTTTTATCTACTCCTTTCCCTCCTATGTGCCAAGTGGTTACATCATCAATTTGTTTTTCACTCTTATAATCATATATAGTAATAACTTGTTTTTTATTCATTTCATTCTCTTCCTTTGTGAATATCCAAGTAAGTCTTACTTTATCATCTCCTGAACCATCAACTGATTCATTATTTAATAACTTATATAATTTTAGAGTGATAGCTTTTAAATATACCCCTTTAAAACTGGTAGAGTATGAGTCATCAATTAAATGTGATTTGTTAAATGTTTGCATAATTTTTATTTAATTACATCCATTAAGTTCCAGAATACTTATTCAATATTATTTTAAAATAACGTATCATAAGAATAAGGTTTCGAGACTCAACAACGTTAGTTTAATTATAATTAGCTTTAGTTTCCTTATTTTCCTTTTTGGTTTTATGAACCAACTCATTATAACAATGTTCACAAAGAACATCATACTCATATATAGCAAATACTTCATCAACATAGACTTTGTCTCCACATACTTCACAATAATTTATATCATTAGGCATAATATTTTAATTTGTGTTAAGTCCCAGAATCTTATTCTTATGTAATCAAAGGAATGTTTCGAAACTCAAATGGGTTGAGTAATAATTTAAATGAATAGACTTATAATACTTTTAGTAATAACTCCAAGATAGAAATTACTCACTGGTAATTGTCCTGATAATATCCAAGCGATGAAACAAAAACAATCGATCGATAAAATAGTAATAATTGAATAAAATAAAAATTTTAACATAATATATATTTAAGATTAGATTTGAGTTCCAGAATATTCCTTTGATTTTATATTGATAAGATATTTCGAAACTTAATAATATAATTATTATTAAATTTATTTAGTTTGCTCTAAGAGTATAGTTTTTGCAATTTCTAATCCTTCAATCTTTGCAATAGCCATATCTACATTTAGTGCTTTGGTTTGATACTCTCCTGATGTATTAAATACATTTGGATATGTGTATTGTTTATACCTATCATCGGTTAGTTTAAGTTTAATATCATTTGCTGTAAATAATATCCTTTCATTATACTCTCTAATTTCATTATACGCATAATCAATTTTCTTTTGAATTTCTAAAATAGCATTTTTGTTTGTCATAATATTATTTTTATTATTTAATATTATTAAGTTCCAGAATATCTTATCAATATTTATTATTTATTTGTCAACGAACTTAAAAATATATAACTATATTCTTATATATATTATAATATGGAATAGGTTAAAAGTACATGCCTTTTAACATTCAAATACAACTCTTAGGTATTGTAAACAGCTTGAAACGTAGTCCAAAATGATACTGAGAGATACGTATGTAAATAACATATATGAATATACATACCTTTATGAATGTATCGTATGTGACTCATACTTAACATATAAGAACTTTAACCGTATATAGGCATATACTATTATTTTAAAATAATCTATAGATATGATTGTACAATAACATATTCTTATTACATAATATTATAAGACATAGTAATAGATACCTAGCCTGTACAACTATTAGTATTGTTACATAATATATCCTACCCTAAAATACTACTTCCTTAAGAATATCATATTTTCTACTTAGCCTTTACAAATATCATATATTATTACATAATAATAACCTGTACAAGTATGTAAATATATTACATAATATCGATAAAAAAAATCACTCTTTCTCTGGGCCTTATAGGCAACCTAAATTCTTTAGCAAAGTTTAGACTTGAGAATGGGGTGAACAGTGTGTACTTATTTGTTAGTGTGTAAATGTGTGTATTTAGTGTGTACTATGTATTATAATAAAAAAACAAGGGGGGGGGAAGATTAGATAGCTGCTCTCATAATTTTTCGAAAAAAAATTTCTTATGCAAAATATTTTACTTACATTAATAGATGCTGATAAAGAACAACCTAGACAGCATTTTGTCAAAACAGAGCTTACAGAGCTGAAACAATCTATTTCTGAGAATGGTATCCTTCAACCTTTAATTGTTGAAAGTAATTATGACCCATCACAAGCTGGCAGATATCTGCTTATAGATGGAGAAAGGAGATATAGATGTGCTCTTGACTTAGAACTTGACTCAGTGCCGATTGTTATTATTGAGGGCCCTCTGACTTATGAAGAAAGAACGGTCAAACGTTTTAATATACAAGAACAACACAAGAACTGGAATATGTTTGATAAAGCTAGAGCAATCATGCAACTGAAGCAAGAGTCTGACATGTCTATTATAGAGATTTCCAGAAAACTTAACATTCCAGCGCCGATAGTGCACAACTGGTTGAGTATCAATGAATTTTCAGTGAGGGCACAGGAATTGATAGTCAATAAACAATTGAAATTTACATATTTAATTTTCTTAATTCGTGTAATTAAGTATTACATCAGTATAACTGATTTTACTAGAGAAGAGATTGAGGACAAGTTAATTGCAAGATTAGAGAACGATGAGTTCAAGGTGGTAGCTGATATGCAAAAATTTTCTAAGTTTATTTTAGAAGACGGTTATGAAGATGAAAAGATTAAGTTCCTACAGACACCTGAGTATACATTACAAGCATTCTTTGAAAAGACAGCAGTGGACATACAATTGTTAAATGAAATGATTAACAGGAAAGCAAAAGAATTGTCAGCACTATTAGATACATGCAGAAAAGTTAGTCAAAAAAATTTAGATGAATTAGAAATATTAATTGGAGCAATTGAAATGTTATGAAAATATGTATCCCTTCAAAAGGTAGAGCTCACTTGATTAAAACACATTATTTCTTTAACCCGAAAGATGTTTTAATTTTTGTAGAACCTCAGGATGTTGAGATATATAAGAAAATGAATAGAGAATACACAGTCGTAGATATTCTGGAGAATGACAAAGGTTTAATTTATGCTAGGAAATTTATTATTGATTACATTGATGATGACATTATAATTATGTTAGATGATGACATCAATGGATTTTATCTTAGAAATAGTGAAGGGAGGTATGACACATACTATGATATCATGTCAATCTGTAAAGATGCTGAAGAACAATTAAAGAAGTATGCAGGATATACCATAGCAAATTTAACTACTCAGCCATATTCTTATTTTGATAATGTCAAGTTGCTAAAAAATTCGGACAGACACATTTTAAACAAAAGACACATCAGTGCTATGCATTGTTATAATTCTAAATTCATGAAGGACCATAACATTGTAGCTACATTTAATGAAGGGGAAGATGTTGACATCTCATTACAAATATTAAAGCATGGTGGAGATATAATGTTTGATTACAATTATGCCTTAGACCATGATTTAATTACACCTGGAGGTATGTCTACGTTAAGAAAGAAAAATAGCACAACAATTGACACCACAGACAAGGTCCTTAACAACGTTAGAGAGAAATATGGAGACAACTTTATTACTATTACATATGACAAACTTGGACATGTACTTACTCACAAGATTTCTTTTTCAAAAGCTAAGCAATTGTTTAGTATGACTTAATGTACATACACTGGATATTGACATATAATTAACATAAATAATATATATTAAAACATATGAGTATACTTGATTTAATCAAAACAGGAAGTTGGACTCCTGTAAAGAAAGCAAAAAAACAAAAGAAAAACATCATGCCAATCAGTGAACTGATGGGTGAATTAGGAGTTCGTACTTCTGCTACAATTGGTTCTTACGAAACTGAAGAAAGACCTGATAATAGAACAATTGACTCTTACTTAGCTATGCAAGATAATGATGGTACTGTGAAAGCAATCACTAGATTATTTTCTATGCCAATCCAAAGTACTCCAATCAAGATTATGGCTGGAGAAAATGATAAAGGGGAAAGGCAATTCATTGAAGATGTTTTAATGGGTTCCGAAAGTATGGGTGGTATGTCTACTCCACTACCTTTTGTTATTGCTGATATGACAAGAGCAATCTTTGAAGGGTTTAGAGTATATGAAAAAGTTCCACAAATAATTAAGGATGGACCACATAAAGGAAAAATAGGTTGGAGAAAGCTTGCACCTAGGGATGCAGATACTGTTGAAATCAGAGCGGACAGACATGGAGGATTCAATGGAGTACATCAACAAGCTTATTTTGGTGGAAACTTAGTTGACACTAACATTCCAGCTGAAAAGTGTATGCTCTTTACATTCCAGAAAGAGAAGCATCCTTTATATGGTGAAAGTATATTGAAGACAGCATACTATCATTACGATAAGAAACACAAACTATATTATCTAGCCCACAAGAAGGCTGAAATTGATGCTGTAGGACTAAAGATATTAAAACTAAGTAAAGCAATGGGGTCATCAGAGGTAACTGCCGCTGAGGATGTTGTGGATTCAATTGGTGTTAATTCAAGAGTTACATTACCACAAGGTGTTGAGCTAGAAGTGAATAGATCGAGCACTGGATATGATGTTCTACCATTAATTGAGCACCATGATACACAAATGGTGTTGTCTACACTGACTCAAGCCATGAGCATGGGGACAAAACAGACGTATGGATACACATATGGGTCTGGTTTTAAACAACAAGGGGAGTTTATTGTGCAAACACTATCTACTATCATGCGTTCAATGGAATATACCCTAAACGAGTGGGCTATTCCGCAGTTAATTGATTGGAATTTCAATGGAGGTAGTTATCCAAAGGTTAAATTGATGCCATTGAATAACGAAACACAGGCATATATGCTTTCATTGTTTGAATCACTACTTAAGAAAGACCCTGATAGAGTTCCACAAGAATTTATTGATAGATTAAGTAAAGAAGCTGCTGAAAAATTAGGATTTGATTTGGAAAAAGAAGAACCTGCTACACAGTCTGCTAAAAAAGCTTTTGAAAATGGTAAGAAAACTATTGCAGATGAAAGAAAAGTAGCAGCACCATCTACAGATAACATAACAAAGAAAAAAATAAATAGATTAGCAGAAGAATTAAAAGATGAACCTAACTTCTTAGACCACTTTGAAGCTTTAGGACGAGATTATGCAATTAAAAAAATCGAACAAGAGTAAAATTGACATTGCAGTTGTTTGTAATAAATGTGGAAAGCATCAAACAGCTGACAAGAAAGAGAGTACCTGCAATTGGCAAGTGTTTAGCGTAAATGAACCTTGCAGTTGTGGTGGTAAATTTATTATTAAATTAATTTAAAATGTTATGCCATACAAAAATGTATACACATCAAAAATAAGAGACATACCCTTATTTAAGTCAGGTTCTTTTAAAACTTTGAAAGCAAAATTGACAGGATTGACATTTGTCACTGGCATATTGAAATCAAACAATGAGTCAGCAGTTCAGTCTTATATATATAGGAAGGCTGACTGGACAGCGGATGATGTAAGGGACCATTGTTTAAAACACAATGGTATATTTGAACAAGCAACTTCTAGAGAAGCATTAAACCTAGATGATGTTGAAAAAGATTATCTTAAAGTCGATGAGATATCAAAAGAATTGGTAACAGATATTGGTATGAGTTTCCTATATAGGACGCACATGCAGCTCCACAACACTAAAGGTGTAAATGCTGTGGAAATAGAGAGAGCTCATGATGTTGTTGTAAAAGAGATGTTACAACGAGGAATGATGCATCACCAATGGGACAAACTAGACACAGTTTACCAATAAGTATTAACAAGTTATAATTAGTTATATGCAAAACATCAAATTTAATTTTGAGCCAGAAATCATTAAAGCAAAAACTTCGAAGGAGAAGGGGTCTTTGGCAGTTTGGGCGTATGCATCTACATATGATGTGGATTCAGACGATTGCCAAATTACTAGAGAAGCTTTAGCAGAAGCGAAAGACGATTTGCTAACTTATAGTACTGTACTATTTAATCATGATACTAATAGACCAGTCGGCAAGACAGTGGAAACTAAAATTGACGACAAAGGATTGTTAGTAAAAATCATTGTTTCTAAGTCAGAACCTGATTTAATTGCTAAAATAGAAGATGGAACTATAAGTAAATTATCTATTGCAGGTAGAGCGTATGAAACGAACTACACCGCACCAGATGATAAAGGTCGAGAAATATTACAAATAACAAAAATAAAGTTGTTTGAAGTATCCTTTGTACCAGTACCAGCTAATTCAAACGCAAAAACTATTAGCTCAGCATTTGAAAAGAGTTTAATTACTAAGATGATGAATGCCGATGACGTAGATGTCAAAAATAGTTTATTAGCTGATTTACAATTATTGTCAGGAAGAATGGTAGGAGATGACAAGGCAGTAGTTGACAAGGTATTAGAGTTCTTTAAAACAACAAATACGAATATGAAAAAAGAATTGAAATACAATTTCGATGAAACAACAACAGATAGACCAGTGTTTCAACTAAATCTATCAGATGATAGTTCAGTCGAACTTAGTGAGGACAACACATTCAGAAAACAAATTCTTAAGAAAGGTAAGTGGCATCACTGGAGTGCAGACAACGGTGTGCTTGACATTACAGACAAGAATTTAGATGACATGGTTGCCAATTTCGAAAAAGGTTTATTGGATTCAGTTCCTGTACCTTTGACTCATTCAAACAATCCATCAGATAATACAGGATGTGTAACAGAATTGATTAAAACAGAAGATGGACTTGATGCAGTTATTGAAATTAAAGATGCTTCTGTGGTTGAAAAAATCAAGGAAGGTTTAATCACTGCAATTTCAGCAAGTTTTGACCCTAACTATATGGTAAAGAAAACAAAGGAATTTGTTGGCCCAGTACTATTACATGCAGCATTAGTTGCTGAACCATATATCAAAGGCATGACAGGATTTGTTGCGCTCAGTGAGGATTTCGAAGGACGGACAGTTGTTTCTTTAGAAGATTCAGAACCTAACGTACAAACTCAATTAAACATGGTATTCAAATTGTTGGGTAACATTCAAAAACAAATTGGGGAAGACGAAGAAACTGAAACTACTGAAGAAGATACATCTGCAACAGATGAGAGTACAGACACAGATGAAACAACAGAAGAAGACGTGGAAAAAGCAAAGAAGGGAGATAAGAAAGGAGACAAATGTAAAACATCAGATGGGAAGGATGGATTATATGCAGAAGATAAAGATGGTAAGTTAGTTTGCAAGGCCACTAAAAAATCAATTGAAGACGATGAAGATACAGAAGATAAATCTTCTACGGAGGAATCTTCAGATGAAACGGATGTAGAGGAATCTACAGAAGGGACAGAGGAAGACAAGTCCGAAGAAGTTGCTAAGACAGATGTTGACCTGTCAGACGCAAATACACTTTATGATAGTTACTTAGAAGCAGGACAAATTGTTCCAGCACAAAAAGAAGCTTTCATAAACCTTTGTGAGGTAATGAAGTCAGTACAGCTTTCAGATGAAACGGTCGACGTTAAGAAAGCTTTGGATTCATTCCTTAAGTCACAACCTAAGGTTGTTAACTTCGACGAAGCAGGTGGTGTCGATGACGGTTCAGGTGAAGATGACAAAACAGAAGAAAGCACAACAGTTGTTATGCCAGAAGATGTTAAATCATTCTACACTGAAAAAATGAACATGTCAGAAGACCAAGCCACTAAAGCTTGGGGAGAAGCACAACAATCAAATGTTGGGCAAACAGAGAAGTCAACACTGTTTGAATAATTATTAATTTAGTTCATTTACATTCAAAAATTATGACCGCATTAAGTGCTGCTTACGAAGCAGCTCGTAAAGATGGAATTATGGTGGATGTTCCTGTGTTAGCAAGTACAACTATTTACAAGGGTGCTCTAGTAGTAGACCTTGGAACTGGTTTTGCTTCAGTGGGTGACGATGGTTCTGGTTATGTCTTTTTAGGCGTAGCTGTAGAAACTGTTGACAACTCAGCAGGAACAGATGGAGCTAAAAGTGTTAGAGTTAATAAGACTGGTTCTTATAAATATGCAATGTCAGGCGGAGCAACCCAAACTAATTTGGGAGTGCGCGTTTACATTACAGACGACAACACTGTGGCTACTTCTACTACTAACTCCGTTGCATGTGGATATGTTGTTGAGTATGTAGATACAACCTATGTTCAAGTTAGAATTGATAGGGATGTTGTATAATAAAACATTATGTTAGTAAAAAGCGATATACCTAAATTACTCTTAGCTGGAATGAAGACAGAATTTATGTCTGCCTTCGAGAAAGCTGATAAACAATATTTAACTATAGCAACAGAGATTAAGTCTACGAAAGACCAAGAAACTTATCCATGGTTAGGTTCCGTTCCTAAAATGAAGGAATGGACAGATGAAAGAGCGCCTAAAGGACTATTAGAACATTACTTCACTGTTCCAAACCGGGACTGGGAAGCTTCAATTGCCGTTGATAGAAACGCACTTGAAGATGAACAATACGGACAAATTGAAATCCGTGTTAAAGAACTTGCTACTGAAGCTGTTCGATTCTTCGATGAATTGACATTCACATTAATTCCAGAAGGAGTTAATACTACAGGTTCTACAGGTTCATTGTTCGCAGGTCAAAGCGTTGCGTGTTACGACACCAAAGCTTACTTTGCTACAAACCATAGTGAAGGTCAATCAGGAACTCACTCGAATAAAGGTACTACAGCAATGTCAGTATCTGCAATTCAAGCTGCTATTACAGCTATGAGAAAGTTCAAGAATGACCAAGGTAAACCGTCTCACATCCGACCTAACACTCTTGTGGTTCCAGCCGACTTAGAATGGGAAGCTATGAAAATTCTTAACTCACAATCAGACCCCTCAGAAGGTACAACAACATCATTTGATGCTGTTAACACTTTGAAAGGACGTCTGAACGTTGTAGTTAATGACTATTTAACTGACACTAATAACTGGTATCTATTTGATACTAAGGGTGTAGTTAAACCAATTATTCTTCAAATGAGAAAAGCTCCTGCATTTAGTCAATTGACTAATAACACAGAAGCTATGTTCATGAGAAAGAAAATGTACTTCGGTATAGATTGGAGAGGAGCTGTTGCATTCGGAGACTGGAGAACAGGATATGCATCTATAGTTACTTAATAAGTAATTTCGAAGTGTAGCCTACTTTATTAATCAAAGGCGATAACCCTTAAGTTCCTGCTTTCGAGCAGGTGGAGAGGCTTTAAGGAAACCTTAATTAAATATTAAATTTATGTCAGAAAAAGAACAAGTTATAGCAATAGGACTACCTACAACAGGAAACCCACATTGGAGATTTTCTGCTGATTTGATGGGTCTACAAATGGTTTGCAATACAGTTGTGTTATGGCAACCAAGAACGATGATAGATACTGCTAGAAATATTTTAGTAAAGAAAGCATTAAGTAATGTAGATGTTACTCATCTATTAATGATTGATGATGACATGACATTCCATCCAGACATGCTTAAAAGATTGTTAGAACATGATGTAGATATTGTTGGTGGATTAGCATTTAAACGAACTGCTGATTTTGCACCATGTGTATATAGAAAAAATCCTAAAGATGGAGAGCATTATTCTATTTTACCAGAAATATTTCAAGAAGTTGATGCAATCGGTACTGGGTGTATTTTAATAAAAAGAGAAGTATTAGAAAAAATTAAAACTCCTCAGTTTGAAACATGGTATGACAAAGATAATCCTGAAAAACATTGGAGTGTAGATTTTGATTTTTGTATGAAAGCCAAAAGACAAGGGTTTAAAATTTTTGTTGACCCTGACGTAGAAGTTGGACACATCGGAGATGCTCCAATTATTTCAAAACAAACATTTTTGTATCATCAAAAAATGACTAATAAAGCTTTAGAAGCTGGAAAACAGGTCGAAGAGGATATTAATAAAAATAAAAAATAATATATGCAAGTTATAAAAGTTACAGCCTCAGGTGTAGTTAGAACAGGTAAAACCGGTGTTCAAGGTGTTACCCTTGTAGCAGGAGCAGATGCAGCAGCTATTACATTACAAGATACTCTTACTGGAGCAACTGCAACTAAAGACAAAGGTGGAGCAAAAGCATTAGCCAACACTTCACAAGACTCAGCAATGTATGGTAATCAATTTGATAAAGGTGTGTATGCAACACTAACAGGTACTAACCCTGTAGCGTACGTGTATATAGAATAAAATGTCTACAATATTACAATACCCTATTGCAGGAACAATTGTTGCTGGAAGTTTATCTGATACAACACTTAAATTTGTGTCTAGTGTATTAAAAATGGTTGCTGTTAAAACAACATCTACAGATATTACATATACATTAACTATTACAGACCCAGCATCATACATAATTTATCAAAGAACTGCAGAAACAGGCTCATTTGCTGAAGAAGTTTCATTACCTATGAGAGGTGTATATACAGTAGCTATTTCTAGTGCTTCAAAAAATGAAGCTATCTCTATACAACTTGCAATTAAAGAATAATTATGACAGGAACAGATAAATTTGGTAAAAAAAGACCCTACGTCAAAGATGTAGGTGTTTCTGATGCAAGTGGTACACGAATTAGTCCATCCACAGAAGAAAAACAAGATGAAATAAAAACTGCATTAGACACTGTAGGTATTTCTAATATCACTGATGATAGAATTAACCCTGCAACATCTGACAAACAATTAGAAAATGACCATGACGTCAATGTTAGCAATATGATTCCAGCAGTGGAAACAGATTTAGCTACATCAGACAATCAAACAGACGGTTCACAAAAAACACAACTTTATGATGCAGGTGTTGGACCTGCTGAATTAGATAACTCAACAAACTCATTACAGACAATAGAGTATGAACATCATGAAGTACATTCAGGTAGTGCTTTTGAAGATACAACATACGATTTAGACTTAGACTCAGGAGATGTATTGTCAATATCTTTCAAAACACCAGATTCAATAAAACAAATTCATATGGTTGCTGCATTTAAAAGTTCTTCAGAAGGACTTGCTGAAATACTAGAAGCACCAACAATAACAGTTGATTCAGGAATAGAACAATCTGCTTATAACAGGAATAGAACTGTCCCAATGTCAACAAGTGATGTTTGGTCTATTGAAACTGTACCTGTAGTTTCAGAGGTATCTGTTAATGCAACAATTACAGCAGATGGTACAGTTCTTGAGTCTGAAGGCATTGGTACTGGAAAAGATAAAGGTACAAGTGAGGCACGTAGTGCTGCTGAACTTATTTTAGCAAGAAATACAATTTATGCTTTCAGAATAACAGGTAGTGCTGACAATGGAAATGCATCAATAAGACTTTCTTGGTACGAACATACACCAAAGAATTAACAATGATTACTTCATATGTTATAATATTAAATAACATATACAAATGTTTTTAAAACAGCCATATGAAAAAATCACTACACATCGGAGTATTCAATCCTGCATTGATAAATCAAGCATCACCATATTGTGGTGATAATGTTTTTGCAAAAGGGCTTGAATTAAATGGATATGAAGTTACTAGGTTTGACTACCGTGCTACTCAATCTCCAGATGTTGATTTGATTAATTTGGCAAACCAATTAGATAAGGACCTGTCCATTGTTTGGATGGGTAAGTGTGAAAGAATAGCCCCGGAGACAATTGATACATTACGGTCAATATTTCCTGAGGCTATTTTTGTTAAGTGGGTTGCAGATGTTAGAGATGAACCTACACAACATGATTTAGCACATAACTCTAAAGTGGATTGGTTCTTTGGTACTTTTGGTGGTGATTATTTAAAGAAACATTTGCTGCCTAACATGAAAGGGGTTGCTTCAATAATAACATTTACTGACTCAACATATTATACAGCTGAAGAAGTAGATGATTCTTATTGTTCTGACATTTTATGGACTGGACGAAGAGGGTTTGGAGATAACCCTGTTAGAAATGAAGTAATTGATACTTTATTAAATGTTGTAGACATTCAATCACAAGAAGCTAAGAATGATAATCATTTAAACATTAAGATGTTTGGACATGATGGTAGAACATGGGTTGGGCATCCTGATTATGTAAAATACATTAACGGTACAAAAGTAGGTATTGGGTCAAATAGCTTTAATCGTAGAAAATACTCTTCTGACAGATTAGGCAACTACATGGCATGTGGTACATTCTATTTAACTCAATATATAGAAGGGTTAGAAGAAGTTTTTACTAGAGGTACTCATTTAGATTGGTTTTCTACACCTGAAGAGATGTCTGACAAAATTAAATTTTATTTAGAAAACCCAACAGAACGTTACAAAATAGCACAAGCAGGGAGACAGTTTATATTAGACCATTTTGATGCTAAACCATTAACACTAACATTATTAAGAATAATTGAGACAGGCAAAAAACAAAATGCTTGGGAAGATGTATATGTTCAAACAAATTAAAAGATTTTTATATTTATCTGCACGTCTAGGTTATTTGAAATTAAAAGAGTGGAAACTTAAGGTATTATTAAGCAAATTAAATAAACTAAAAAAATAATGAAAATAGGTTTTATATCAATATTAGGAGAACGAGGTCAATGGCATGTTACTAAAAATTTCATGAATGCATTACAACATGACCATGAGCTATTTTTACTTGCCAGACCTTTTCATGTAAGAGATGGTGTTTATATAGGTGAACTTGAAAATTATGATATTAAAGCTACTGCTACATATGCTTCAACATATCAATTAAACCCAGAGTATGTAGAAAATTGGGTAAAGGTAAATGAACTTGATGTTGTAGTATTTAACGAAGAGTATGACTGGAGGTTAGTTGATGCATGTAATAAACATGCTAAGACAGTAACATACTTAGATTATTTCACAGCAGATCAGATAATAATGTTTACTAAATATGATTTAGTAATTGCTTGTGCAAAACATGCACACAATGTGTTTACTCGACTTGGAGCTAAAAATATGCAATTTATTAATTGGGGTGTAGATGATAAATTATTTAAGCCTACAAAAAATAAAGATAAATTTACATTTTTCCATTCAGCTGGGTGGGGTGGTATTAATTGGAGAAAATGTTCACCTGATGTTTTAAAAGCATTTGATAGAATTAGAAAGAAAGGTTATGATTTTACATTACATTTTCATAGTCAAACAGATTTACATTTTTATGACCAAGCATGTAAAGACATTATTGATAAATATTCTGAGGAGGGTTGCTTAAAAACAACATGGGGGACTGTTGAACATCCTGGGTTATATCATACAGGAATAATTAATGTTGCCCCTTCTATATTAGAAGGACTTGGTTTATTTTTACCGGAAGGATTGTCATGTGGAATGCCAACAATTACAACAGATGCGGAACCAATGAATCAATTTGTCCAACATGATGTTAATGGTTTACTTGTTAAAACAACAGGAAGTCATTATAGAAAAGACCCTTATTATTTTCCAGAATATGATGTATCTAGTGAATCATTGGAAGAGATGATGATTACCTTAGGTTCGGACCTTAAGATGCAAGAGAGGATGAGTTTGAAGGCACGAGAGGATACACTAGCTATAAATGCATTGGACAAGTTTAATAAAAGTGTATTAACTACATTTAATAAATTATTTTAGTATGAACCATGATGAAATTCTAAAAAAATACAATTTAAGCATAAGCACTATAAGGTGTACATTTTTAGGTAGACCTATGGGGCAAACATTTGCTGCATTACATGTTTTTGAAAAAGTTTTTTTAGAATACCCATTTAAACAACTAATAGAATTTGGCACCTGGAAAGGTGGATTAAGTATGTATTTTTTACTTTATTGTTTAAGTGAGAATGCAAAGTTTACTACATATGACACTCTTAAATTACCTGCTTATATAGATGATAATAAAAAAGATATACTTAGACATGTTTTACATTTTGACAAATATTTTAAAAACAAAGATATTTTTAAAGAAAAAAAGAATATTGTTAATTCAATACAGTCTGCAGGAAGAACATTTTTATTCTGTGATGGTGGTGATAAACAATTAGAGTTTAATACATTCGCACCATTACTAAAACAAGATGACATTATAGCAGTGCATGATTGGAACACTGAAATATTTTTAAGTCAAATAATTGATACTATCAATTCATACAAATTAGAAATGATATATGAAGAAGACTGTCTGCTGTATGACAATAACATTAGAATTTTTAAAAAATTAATTTAATACACTAACTTACAACATTCATTATGATAACATTAGCTAAACTAAAAGATTTAGAAAATACTAAATTTAAAAAATTACATTCTGCTGTTGAAGACTACCACAATATAGTTGATTATTTTTTTGATTGGTCAAGACAGTGGGAATACCCATGGCTACTTAAAAATGTACCTTTTAACAAAAAGAAAACAGTATTAGATGCAGGTGGTGGCACTTGTTATTTTCCAGACATTGTAGATTACTATGTTAAGTCTGTAACAATTTTAGATAGAGATAAAAGTTTTATTAAAAAAGGTAAGGGCGAGGTACATGATTTTATCAAACAGGATTTGTCAGAAGAACTTACTACAACAGAACAATTTGATATTGTTTTATGTGTTAGTGTATTAGAACATATCCCTGATTATTTATCTGCAATACAACGTCTTGTACCATTGGTTAAGTCTGGTGGATATTTAGCAATGACTCTTGACATGTTTTTAGATAATTCTAAACCTTGCAGGAAAGCAGATATTCCAGCTATCGTTAAAATGTTAGAAAAAGATTTTGACTTAGGAGATGTTGATTTGTCAGAAGACAAATTGTACAGTAAATTAACATTACAAGAAATGAAATGTGACATGCCTAATTTATATAGCAAAAATTATAAGGACAGAACAATATTAGGAATAATAGTAAAAAAGAAATAATTAAATTATTATGAAAAGATTACATGAAATGAACATTAATACACCTGTTTACTGGGAAAAATATCAAGGGTCTACATATGAGAGTAATGTTAGAAAAAGTGGGTTGCCTAGATATAAAGAAATAGTAAAACATATTGAGCAAGATTCAAATATTATAGATGTCGGTTGTAATTTTGGAGATTTTCTTCAATACATGCAAGCAAATGATATTCCATTTAGTTCATATGCAGGGTTTGACTTTTCACCTGTAGCAATTGATAGAGCTAAACAACTTAATCCAGAGTTTAGATGGTTGACCGGTGATTGTTCTACATTTATGGTAGAGTATAACAAGTATGACACTATTGTATGTATGCAAATGTTAGAGCATATTGACAGTCCTCTTAATTTTTTAAAATTAGCATACAAAAGGTTAACAAGTGATGGTACATTATTATTAACTGTGCCAAATGCATTACAGATTACACATGTCTCACATGTTTGGACTTTTGATGAAGAGGGTATTACCAAATTATTATCTGATGCAGGATTTATAGATATAGAAGTTAAAACAATAGATGTTAAAGATAGAATTCTATTTGTCAAAGCTAAAAAACATAGAGTAATAACTGTTGTCACTCCTGTATTATGTCCAAGTGAGAATGTATTTAATAGCCTTCAAAAATGTTTTGAAACAATCAGAAAGGCTGTTGATAAAGTGCATGGGGAGTGGATTATTGTAGATGACAACTCTGCAGTAGGTAGTGAATATTTTAGAAATATTGCTGATACATATATTAGGAACAATGAAACTACTGGAGTGTCAACATCATTAAATAGGGGATTCAAAATAGCTAAAGGTGAATTTTTAGTAAAATTAGATTCAGACTATTTAGTGCCTGACAATTTGTTTGAAGTATTGTTAAATGATTGGACAGATGATTTAGCATTTATAGCACCTTCATTCACAATAGGCAATCCTACAAGAAAAGAACATTTTGAGTTATCAACATTACCTGAACCAGAAGGTGGGGTAATAGAAAAACCAGCAGGATTATCTACTAAGTCAGCTCATTCATGGGGAGGAGGTATAATAATGTTTGACACTAAAAAATTAAAAGAGGTAGACTACTTTGATGAAGACTTTGACATCGGTAGTGCACAAGACAATGATGTCATTTATAGAATTTTAATGAAAGGGTACAATTGGAGATGGTCAAATAATGTTTTAACAAGACATTTTGCTTCAATCTCATCAAATGACCCAGCAGCACCAGATGCTAGGGGAGAACGAAGAAGAATAGGTACTGAGATATTTACTAACAAACATGGATTTAAACCGGGAGGATTTATATCATATGTTAAATTACATTATAAGTATTAATAACAATAAATATGAACAAAACAAAAAGTCAAGAATGTTTCATTATTGGAACAAGACCAACAGTAATAAAATTTGCTTCATTGGTTAAAGAAATGAATGGGTTTGTCATTCATACTGGACAACATGCAGAATTAGCACATGATATGTATAAAGCATTTGATATTATACCAGATATTGATTTAAAATTAATGACAGACAATCAAACATTAACTGAATTTTTATCTAAAACAATAGTGGAGTTAGATAAAATAGTTAAAAAACATAAATTCAAACGAATATGGGTGCATGGTGATACAAGTTCAGGTTTAGCTGGAGCAATAGTTGCAGCAATTAATCAAATCCCATTAATTCATAATGAAGCAGGCCTTCGTTCTTTTGATAAGAAAAATCCATTTCCTGAAGAAATTTTTAGAAAGATGATTGACTCAACAACAGACATTTATTTTGCCCCTACAAGAAAAGCTGTAAAACATTTACAACATGAAGGCATCATAGAGAATGTACATAGGGTAGGCAACACAGTAATTGATGCTCTAAAAATTATTGATTCAAAATTACCTGCAGATAGGCCTATTAAAGAAAAATATGTTTTAGCTACAGTACATAGACGAGAAAGTTTTGGTTCAGATTTAGAAGAAATATTTAAAGCATTGAAAGAACTATCTAAAGAAATTAAAGTTGTCCTTCCAGCACATCCAAACCCAAATGTTAGAAAAATACTTGATAAGGTAGGTTTGAAATATGTTGAACCTATGAACTATATTGATTTCATTTGGCATTTAAAACATTGTGAGTATGTCATTAGTGACTCAGGTGGTATACAAGAAGAAGCACCTACATTCAATAAAAAGGTAATTATTCTTAGAAAAACAACAGAACGACAAGAAGTTGTTGAATTAGGGTATGGTATTTTAATTGATGTTATGCAAAAAGATAACATTTTAGAAAAAATTAAAACATTCACAGGTGGACCAGACATAGAGATGGAGAACCCATTTGGGGATGGTCAATCTGCAAAATTAATTAATAACATAATCAAAACATATTATGAAAAAGGATAAATCATCTAAAATATGTGTTATCACAATGACACATGAAAGACCAGAGTATATAGAACGTACATTTGATAGTTTATATAAACGTGCAGGTGAGGCATTTGACCATTATGTGTTTGATGATGCTTCTGGATTAGAAACACAAAAGGTGTTAAATAGATTAGTTAAAAAGTATAAATTTAAACTGATAGTTAATCAACAACAATTAGGCATACATAAAAATTTTTATACTAACATCATAAACATCCCTGATGAGTATGATTATTATGTTAAGTTAGATAGTGATATAGAATTTTTGTCAGACAATGTATTGACTGGATTGATAGATGTTGTCAAGGACTCAGGTTTTAGTGGAGCCTCTCCTAGAGCTGAAGGTATTTTTAACTCAGAACGGATATATGAAAAAAATCCAAGAGTTGAGTTTTACAATGGTCATGCAATATTACCTGAAACAAATTTAGTGTATGGTTGTTGTATGCTATTTCCAAAAGATATCTTTTTATCATGTTATAGATTTACAGCTAAAGAATTACATGACTCTAAAGAAAAGTGGGGAGTTGATGCAATGTTATATAAACATGCTTTAACATTCGGTTCATTCCCATTAATTGAAGATTTAAGTGTATATCATATTGACAATACATATGGACAACGTATTAAACATATGGAATATTTTACTCAACGTAACAGATGGGGTATAATAGATAATGATGAGGTGTGGTTTTTAAAGGCTTCAAAAGAGTTGTACCCAGCACATTTATCAAGAGATGTCTTTGAAATGACTAAACGTGAAGCAAGCAAAAATTATACTGAATTTATTAAAACATGTAAAAACATTATTAGTAAAGGTTTAGACAAAGTAGTGTTTAAAGATGTTAACGAAATCAAAATAGCAACTGAAAAAACAGGTGTTGTGCAAATACTAAAAGACAACAAAGAAATTGAAATATTTGAATTAATTTCTCCAGAAAACTTTATAAGTACAAAATATATACCGCATGGTGCAACCCATTATTATATCAGTTTACCTGAGTGGGCTATCAACAATCCGGCTATAGTAGTTGAAAAAACAACATTGTCTATAGAAAAAATTAAAGAACTTACTATTGAAGATGCATCAAAAGAATTACTTAATAAATTGACATCATCAACACTAGAAAAGAAAGAAAGTGAGTCAATCAATACTAATAAAGCAATTAACATTTTAACAAATGTTAATAAAACTAATCTCGATAAAAGAGAGGGCAAAAGTACGAAACAGAAAAAGTCTACAAAAAAGACAATTAAACGTTCTACTAAAACAGGTAAAACAAAAAAAATTGTTAAACATGGAAAATCTAAGAAAAAATAAGTGCTTTTTTAAACTAGGTCGAAATTTTTATAAATCTAATATTCTTCTTAAAATTATGCGAGTTAAAGTAAAATTTAATACACCTATGATGAAAAATGGCTCAGTTAGAGCTATCGGTTCTGAGTTAGAAATCGATGCAACACAAGCTGTTTTACTTCAAGCTAAAGGTGCAGTTGAAATTCCTGGTTACAAAGTAACTAAAGAAACAAGGGAAGTTCAAGTAAACGTACTAGTTGCTGAAGACAATTAAAAAATATGATTCAACAAAAAGAAAATGACAAAGCCTTGATGAAAGGTAGAGTTAAAATTGAATTAACTGATGTTGATGGAAATGTTAAAGACTCAATTGAGTTTGATAACACTTTCATGGCTGTTGGTGATGCTCATGTAGCTGACCAATTAGCAGCAACACCAGGAGAAACTGCTATGGGGTATATGTCAGTTGGTACTGGCGATACAGCATTTACTGTTTCAAGTACAACTCTTAATTCTGAGTTAGATAGAAATGCACTTGCAGCAGGGTACCCAGAACAACAAGCAGGCGCTGCCGACAACGATGTTGTCTATAAAGCAGCATGGGCTGCCGGCGATGGTACTGGTGCTATTACAGAAGCAGGTATTTTTAATTCTTCTGTAGCGGATGCAGGTTCAATGCTTGCAGCTTCCACCTTCTCTGTTATTAACAAAGGTGCAGCAGATACATTGACAATCACATGGACTGTGACTGTAGGGACATCATAAAATGACTTTTGAAGTCATTTGTTCGAACAAATGCCTTTACATACCACAACAAATGTGTCTTGGTTCGTATATCAAAGTCTCTCTCAAGATATACGACCCAAGTAGAGAGACCACATTTCTTATTAAAGTAGGTTAAATACTAAAAAGTTATGGAAAATAAATTAAAAATTACAATAGGGGTACCAAATTCTAATGAATATCTGCATAGACATTTTGTGCAAAGTTTAATGAGTTTACAATACCCAACAAATGTAGCTATTGATTTCAATATGATATTTGGTAATCAAATACCATTTGCAAGAAATAGAATAGTACAAGAAGCATTAAAAAACGGATCTGACTATGTTTTATTCATAGATGCAGATATGGTTTTTCCGGCAGATATGTTAATACGATTGTTAAAACATGATTTAGATATAGTTAATTCATTGGCATTCAGAAGAATTAAACCCCATTACCCATGTATCTTTAATTTTAATGAAAAAGAAAAGACATACGAGACTGTACAATATACTAAAGGCTTGCTGGAAGTAGAAGCTACAGGAATGCCTGCAATATTGATTAAAACTGACGTATTCAAAAAGATGAAAGAAGTCAGTCCAGACAAACCTTGGTATTATTATAGAGACAACATGTTTTCATCAGACTTAACATTCTGTGAAAATGCGAGAAAAGCTGGATATAAAATAATGATAGACACTGATTTAAAGCTTGGACATATTGGTGCTGAAATAGTAATAACAGAAGAGTTTTACTTAAAGCATTTAGATAAAGATGCAATCAAACAACATAATGATGGTCTAAGAAACGATATCAAAAATGAGAAAGCAAATTATAAGTTAAATGACCCATCTATTAAATAATATGAAAAAAGTTATAATATATTCCACACCCACATGCGTACATTGTAACATTGCAAAAACATATTTTGATAACCTTAACATACCATATGAAACCTATGATGTCTCAGAAGACATGTCAAAACGTGAAGAAATGGTAAAATTGGCACATGGACGGTTAGTTGTACCTATAATTACAATAGATGATGAAGTTTTTATTGGTTTTAACGAAATTAACATTCAACAAGCATTATGAAAATCTATGTAGCAATATTACATACAGGTTGGGTTAAAAGTGAATTAGCTTTTAAATTGATTAAATGGCTACGTGAAAGCAAGTATGACATACATTACGAGTTTTCTAATTTAAGCCCAATAGCTCATAATAGAAACACTATTGTACAAAAATTCCTACTTTCTGATTGTGATTACCTACTCCAGATAGATAATGATAACATTCCTGTCAAAAATCCGCTAGATTTAATACAATATAAAAAGGACATCATAAGTTGTCCTGTGTGGATATATCAACATAAAAAGGTATTAAATGTATATAAATATGACGACAATGATGAATATTTGATACCGCTGGACCCAAAAGGGTATAATAATAAAGGTTTAATAGAGGTAGATGCCACAGGGTCAGGTATATTAATATGTTCTAGAAAGGTTTTAGAGGCCATAAAAGCCCCATTTGAACGTAAGTTTGATGAAAATGGGATAGAAACAAGAGGGCTTGACCTATACTTTTGTGATAAAGCAATAGAAAAAGGCTTTAAAATATTTACCCATATGGATTATATAGCCCAACATTATAAAATAATAGATTTAACAATACTATAATATATCAACAAAAAATACAATAATATGTCAAAACTTAATGTCATAAAAACAGAAAATACAACATCAAAAAACTTTTCTTTTTCTAAAGGTGTTGTTTCTCTTAATTTTACATTGAGAAATGATGTCAAAACAGAATTAAAAGATTTTTTAGAGTTATTAAAGGTCGCTCAAAAAGAAGTTTTAACAGAAATAAATAAAAAATAATTATGTCAGTAGCAAAAGTATTAGTAGTAGCTGGAGGAGGTGGAGGTGGAGCTAACGATACCTCAAGTTATTCAACTGGAGGTGGTGGTGCTGGTGGTTTTATATATAACTCTGCTTTTACAATAACTGCACAAGGATATAGTATAACTATTGGTGGAGGTGGTGCTGGAGCTACATCAGATACAACAGCAAATGGAAGTAACGGTAGTAATTCTTCTTTTTCAACAATAACAGCAATAGGAGGAGGAGGAGGTAGTCGTTCTAGTAACGCAGGAAGTGGAGGTAGTGGTGGAGGTGGTGCTGTTGCTTTTAATGCTGGTAGTGGAACAGCTGGACAAGGAAATAATGGAGGAAGCCCTTCTGGGGATAAATCAGGTGGTGGTGGTGGTGCAGGAGAAGCTGGACATAATGGTGGAGCGAATTGTGGAGCAGGAGGAGATGGAACATCTAATTCAATTACAGGTTCAGCAGTAACTTATGCTGGTGGGGGAGGTGGAGGTAGGAGTTACGAAACTTGGGGAGCAGGTGGAGCAGGTGGAGGTGGTCGTGGAGGTTCTTACGATAATCAACGATATGGTTCAGACGGAACTGCAAATACTGGAGGAGGTGGTGGAGGAAGTGGGCATTACACAGGAAAGGGGGGAGATGGAGGTTCAGGAATAGTTGTTGTTGCTTATACAACAGCAGAATTTAACCACACAGGAGGAAATTCAACAGGGACAACTGGTTCAGAAACGTGGGTTAAATTTACTTCAAGTGGGACTTTAACTTTAACAACTCCATCTGTAGATTATACAAAATCATTAACATCTACTGCATCAATGGCAGAAGATATGTCATCAGCAGGTGTATCAAAAGTGTTATCTTCTTCAATACAAATGTTAGAAGCTAATACAACAGCAGCAGAGTTGTTACATATGCTGTCTACAACAATGCAAATAACAGAAGATAGCATAACAGATGATGTTATAAAAGGACTAACAGCTTCAATGCAAATGTCAGAAAACATTGCACCAATTAGTGTGGTTAAAAAACTATCTACTGTCTTTACATTACTTGAGGCATTAGCTATTTCTACAAAAATTTCTCAAACTGAAGCATTTACAATATTAGAGCAATTAACAAATGACATGTCGTTACAACATACTGAAATCATTACACTGTCAGATATACTAGCATATTATAAGACACTCCACACAACTGATACTATCTCAATTGCTACACAAATATCTGCAGTGACTACATATTCTAGACAGTTAGCATCAACATTGAATATTGTTGAAACAATAAATAATGCTACTTCAATAAGTAAAACAGAAAATGTTACGTTAATAGAACAACTTGCTCAAAGTATGGAACAATTGCATACTGAAAATATTCAAATAACAGAACAATTCAATTTAACAATTCCAGTATCATTGACAGATGCATTCACTATAACAGATGCTATAGTCAAAGGAGCAATGTTAGTCAAAACTGAAACAATTGTGTTAGCAGAATTGTTAAGACGTTCTATAGATATTAATAAAACAGAAGCAGTACCGATTGCAGAATTACAAGCATTGCTGACATCATTATCTTTGCAAGAACAATTTTCTATCACTGAACTTATGTCAACATTAAAAGAGCAACTGTTGTCAGACTCTATTACTATTGTAGAACAACATAATGTAGGGATAGAACAACGTCGGTTAGAAAATATAACGCTGGTAGAGCAAACACTAAAAGATATTGTTTATCAATTGACATCTACGTTAACGCTTACTGACATATCAAGCATTCTCAAGAGTAGACAACTAGATGTGGCAGACACATTCTCTTTTGCAGAACAATTATTTACTACAGTAGGACTTAGAAAAATAGAAAATGTTGTCTTTTCTGAAGTGTTAGCCAACGTTTCAAGTATGTCTATTAGTGATACAGTTAATTTGACTGTTGCATTAAGTAATGGATTAAATATTACACAAACAGATGCATTTACATTAATTGAATCAATGATTAACACAAGAAGTCTTGAGTTATCTACTAATGTTTCATTTGTAGAAATCATTGCTAAATCTTTACATGTGTCACATGCAGATGCACTGTTACTTACACCAGTTATGTATAAAACAATTACTAAGCAGGTTGCAACAAATGTAGCTATAGTTGATGATATGCTTGCATGTTTAGATAAAGCATTAAGTATAACTGACTCATTCATAATAACTGAAACAAGCACTCAAAGTAATGGCTTTATTAAAACATTACTTACTTCTGTTGTAATGAGTGCTATCCTTGCAACAAATAGAATAGTACCAGGGAATAACAAAATAACAACATTATTCTCTAAATAATATATAATATACTTATGCAAATATTACTAGCACCATTAGAAGAATACATTTTAGGTGAAAAAACATCATTTAGTGCAGAAGAGGCTGCAAGCCAGACTATTTTGTCATGTGAAAATGCAAGTAATTTTTCAGTAAATGATTATATAATTCTAGGTGTGATTGGAGCTGAAACTACTGAAGTCAGAAAAATTTCAGCTATCAGTGCTGACTTGACAACTTTCACAGTGTCAGTTGCAACTAATTTTAAACACACTAAAGACACTCCTATCACAATGGTTAGATACAACCAACGTAAATTTTATAGAAGTGCAACAGAAGGAGGCATTTACTCACATCTTTCATCTGAAGGGTCTCCTGTAGATATTCAAGTTGATAAACCTGTAGGAACTACATTTGAAGATTCATCTGGTACTAGTGATAGTTGGTACAAAGCAACATACTATAATGAAACAACCGGAGTTGAAACAGATGCCGGAGGTGCAGTAGCAACTAAAGCTGGTGATGCTGATGACTATACATCTATGTACAAAATTAAATCTGAAGCGGGCTTTGTAGATAATGATTATTTACCATTAGAAATAATTGGTAGATATAGAGATGAAGCACAAGCAATTATTGATGGTACTGTTGTAATGGCATATTCATTACCTTTTTCTACTATTCCTAAACTAATAACACATATATCAACACTCTTATCTGCAGGGTTGTTATTACAGAAAGAGTATGGTGTTGAAAATGATTCAGACATTGCAAAATCAGGACAGGCAAAAATAGATAGAGCAGAAATGTTATTGCAAAAGATACTTGATAATGATTTACTACTAGTTAATTCATCAGGAAGTGCATTAGCTAAGAAAACAACAATGAAAGTGTCTGGTAGTAATACTTACTCTTCAGACAATGTTGACAAAGGTGCAATGTTTAACTTAAATGATGAAAACTTTAAATTGACAAATCCAGAAGAACCAACAGCATCATCTGATAGAACAGCAGCTAAATATCAACGTAACACAGAGTGGTCACAAAAATAATATCATGTCAGTCATTACAATAAAAGTCACAGGAGTCAAAGAACTTGTAACTGATTACAGTGCTTTTAGAAATGATATGAAAAATATGACAGTGCCCTTAGAAGCATCAGCAAAACAATATTTAAACGTTATTCATACTAACTTTACAGATGAGGGACGGACATTTGGTCAAGCTTGGCCAGCATTAAGTCCTACAACTATAAAATTGAAACAAGAGTTGAAGAAAAAAGGTAAATCTATAGCAACTAAAAAACCACTTGTCAGAACAGGCCTTATGAGAAAATCATTTGACAGTGAAATAACTAGCCCAGTTACAGCAAGTGTAATTAACAAAACTGATTATGCTAAAATTCATCAAGAAGGAGCATCTGTCCAATTTAACAATAGAATTGTACAAATCCCTAAACGTATTCTTGCAGATGTAGATACTCAAAGAATTAACATGGTAGCTAACATTTTTGTTAAATGGCTTGGTGGAGTAGTAGGTAAAAATAAAATGTAATGAAAAAATCAATAAATTTAATTAAAACAGAATTAGAAAGTAAAATGCAAGGTAAAATTAAGACATTTTACATTGGTGACCCTATTCATATTCCAGATTCAGCAATGCCGTGTATATCTATTTCACCTAACAACACGCAGGCAACAGTTGCAGACAATCAACGTGATGCTAGAGCACACACCATTAGTGTTGCCTTAATTGTTGACGCTAGAAAGTATTTTGGTAAAATGCCTAATGAAATGGTAGGTACTACATTTTTATTAGAAACTATGTCTGAGGAAGCAGCAGATGGAACCATACAAAACAACACTATTCTAGGTATTATTAGAGATAATTTAACACTAGGGACAAATAGATTTGTCACAGAAATTACATCTGTGGACTATACAACACGAAGACGGTCTGAAGATTTAGTTACATTAGAGGCTGTTTTAACACTGGAGGTTACACAAATCAGCAATAGATAATATAATATACTATATGAAGGATTTTAGATGTAAAAAATGCAATCAACTACAGTTTAAATGGAAATTTGACGGTGTTAAAATAACTGTGGAAGTGAAATGTTATGCATGCAATACATATAATTACTTCACAATTAATTTAGTATCATTATTAAAAGGTAACGTTAATAAAAAACATGATAAAAATAATAAACAACTATCATAAAAAACTAACTTTTCCAATATTGGGTATTGTAATTGATGCGCATGAAACAATAAAAATAAGTAATGATGATACATCAATATTAAATAACAAATGGATTAGTCAAGTTCAGAGCGATGACAAACAAGGTCGAAAAAATATTAATAAAAAACATAATCACAAATAAATATGACAATAAGACAAGGTAGAGAACCTTATATCGGAGTAGGAATAGAAAGTACAGCCGGTACAGCAGTTGTTGCTTCTAAATATTTACCATTTGTAACATGTACTCTTAGAGGTATTCATGAACCAATGGAAGATGAAGCAGCTAAAGGTGTACGTGAAAGAGTGTGGGGTGTTATTGGAGGTAGAAAACGAGGTGAAGGTGATATAGAAATTTATGCAGATGTTGAAAATGCACCATACTTACTATATCCAGCACTTGGAACAATGACTACAACTACAGCATCAGGTGAATCAGCAGTGTATGAACATGTTATAAAACGTTCAACATCAAGTACACCTAAAACATTGACAATTTTGTACAATGACACACAAGATACTAGAGCATATTCATATGCAGCAATCAATACGTTAGAATTAACTGTTTCAGATGGGTTGGCAACAATCTCAGCAAACATCATTTCTAAATTCCCAACTACAGGAACAGCTTCATTATCTATTACTGAAGAAAGGATTTTCTCATTCAAAGATTATACAATCAAATTTGGAAGTGGTTCAACTGGTACTCTGGCATTAGCAGCAGCTAATTCAGCAGATGCTACACAGGTTAGAAGTTTTACATTAAGAATCAACAACAGTGCAGAAGCTGTTTACCAAAGTGGTGACGCTAGTGCACAAGATATTACTGTAGCTCAATTTGAAGC